CGGACATCTCCAAGCAGTATCGCGACGGCTCGGTCTACAACGCCGCCGGCTACGTCTGGATGCAGGACCAGACCGCCATCAAGCACACCAACGGCACCTTCACCGCCGGCACGGTGAGCGGCGCGGACCAGACCGGGACCACGCTGACTACCAACGCCATCACCGGGACGCTCAAGAAGGGCGATATCATCACGATCGACGACGTGATCGGGGTGAACCGGGTCACCAAGCAGACCACGGGGGTGGAGCGCCAGTTCGTCGTCACCGCCGATGTGCTCAACGGCGCGACCTCGATCCCGATCTACCCGGCGATCGTGCCTGGTGGGCCGAGCTACGATCCGACCACCGGCGACGGTGCGCAGCAGTACCAGACCGTCGAGGAATCCCCGGCCAACTCCGCGGTGATCTCCCTCTTCGGCGGCGCCTCCGCGGTCTACCGCAAGAACATCGGCTTCGCCCCTGAGGCGGTGACGATGGTCACGGCGGACCTGGAACAGCCGCCGATGGTCGAGTCCTCGCGCAAGGTCTACGACAGCGTGTCGATGCGCGTCCTGCGCGCCTACGTGCCTGGCACCGACCAGACCGTGACCCGCTGCGACGTCCTTTTCGGCTACCTCTACGTGAAGCCGGAATGGGCCGTCACCGTCTGCGACAGCATCAGCTAGTCGTCTGACACGCTCCCGGCTGGCCCGTCGCCAGGTCGGCCGGGAGCGCCCTTTCTCCACTCTGAAAATCTGAACCCCAGGAGCGCCCATGAGCGAATACCCGAAGCGTATCTATCCAGAAGCCGGGAAGGGCGTGACCGTCCGCAGCGCGGAGGAAGAGTTCGAGGTCATGGGGCGTTCGGCGCCCCTGCTCAGCGAGCGCGACAAGCTCGTGGAAGAGCTGGTGAAGGGCTTCCGGGAGCACCTTGCGGGTCTCTCCGACGACGAACTGCGGGACAATTACGCCCAGCTGATGGGCGAAGAGGGCGCCGAAGAGGCTGAGGCCGACGCCGATGCCAACGCCGACAAGGCGGATGGGTCCGCCTTCGACCATGACGGCGATGGAAAGGCCGGCGGCGCCCCGAAGGGCGGCAACCGCAAGCCGCGCGCCCCCAAGTCCGAAGCCGAATCCTGAGCGCCCAGAGCGCCTGAGGAGCCCGCATCATGACGACGCCGGCCCAACTCATCCGCTTGGCTTTGGTCGACGCGGGCATTTATGGCCGCGGCCAAACCGCGCCGGCCGAGGACACCAATAACGCGTTGCGCCGCCTAAACTGGATGATCAGCCAGTGGGCGCGGAAGCGCTGGCTCGTCTATCACCTGATCGACGTGACCTGCGAGAGCACCGGCGCGCTCAGCTACACCATCGGGCCTATGGGCGACTTCGACACCGTTCGTCCGGACCGGATCGAGAGCGCGTTCGCCCGGCAGATCATCCCCTCGCAAAACAACCAGATCGACTATCCGCTGCAGATCATCTCGTCGCGCGAGGACTACAACCTGATCCGGATGAAGAGCCTCGGCACCTGGCCGAGCGTGCTTTTCTACGACTCCGACTATCCGCTCGGCTACCTCTACTTCTGGCCGCTCCCGCAGGCTGGCCAGTTCGAACTGCACGTCAGCGTCAAGCAACCGCTGAGTCAGTTCACGTCCCTTGCCGCGGAGATCAACCTGCCGCCGGAATACGAGGCGGCGCTGTTCCAAAACCTCGTGGTGCAGCTGCGCGCGGCCTACCAGCTGTCCGCTGACCCGGTACGGATCGGCTTGGCCAAGGACTCCCTCAACGTCCTGCGCGGGGCCAACGCACAGATCCCCAGCCTGCACATGCCCGGCGTCTTGGTCGGGCGCACCTATCAGTACAACGTCTACAGCGATGGGAACTGACGGGTGAGGCTTCCGCTCGTCGCCGGGTTCTACGCCCCGGCCAGTCCTCTTGCCGGCGTCCAAAGGTGCCTCAACCTCTATTCCGAGGCGGCGCAGAAGGATGCACCGTATCCGGTCACCTACCTGCTGACCCCAGGCCTGCGGGAACTGGCGCAAGCCGATGGCGGAAAGTGGCGCGCGCTCTACCTTTCGGGCGTTGGCGGCTTCTTCGGCGTCTGCGGCCCCAACGTCTACCACATCGCGCCGAATTGGGTGCTCACCCTCCTGGGGACGATCCCTGATGGCGAGCATCAGGTCTATTTCGCCGATAACCGCTTGGCCGTGGTGTTGGTGGATACGTCCTCGCGGGGCTGGGTGATCGACCCCTTCACCCTGTCCTTTCAGGAAATCCAGGGCGCAGGAGCCTTCTACGGAGCCAACCGGGTCCGCTACGTCGACACCTATTTCGTCTTCAACCGCCCCAACACCAACCAGTGGTATATCTCGCTTTCCGAGGTGACGCCGGCCATGCTCACCGGGGGCCCGGTGGTCGACGGAACGATCGTCGGCGGCGCCGGATACGCCAATGGGACGCATGTCGGTGTTCCGCTCACCGGCGGAACCGGCGAAGGCGCGGTCGCGGAAATCACCGTCGCGGCCGGGGTGGTGACGGACGTCTTCATCACCATCGGCGGTGAGAGCTATCGCACGGGCGACGTGTTGGGCGCTTCTGCGGCCGATCTTGGCGGCGCTATCGCCACGGGGACGATCTCAGCTGCGGGCGCAGCCTACACGAACGGGGCCTATGTCGCCGTCCCGCTGACGGGCGGTTCAGGCTCCGGGGCCACAGCGGACATCACGGTCGCTGGTGGTGTCGTTACGGTGGTTTCGATCGTCGCGCCTGGTGGCAGTTACGAGGTCGGCGACGTGCTGTCGGCGGACGCGGCCAACATCGGCGGCACGGGCTCCGGCTTCACCTGGACCGTCAGCACGGTCTCCAACACTGGCGCTGGCTTCACCTACACGCTCACGGAAGTGGGCTCTTCGGCCTTCGATAGCCTGGACATCGCGGCCAAGACCGGCGCGTCCGATGACATCGTGACGCTGGAGGTGATGCACCGCGACGTCTGGCTGTTCGGGGCGCGGTTCTCCACCGAGATTTGGTATAACGCCGGTACGCCTGACTTCACCTTCGCCCGGATGCCCGGCGTCTATGTCGAGCACGGCTGCGCAGCGCAGGATTCTGTCGCCTGCACCGACCTTTTCATGGCGTGGCTCGGCAAGGACAAAGAAGGCAACATGATCGCCTTCATGGGCGAGAACTACACTGCCAAGCGCATCTCCACCTACGCCATCGAAGCGATCTGGGACAGCTACGAAGTCACCAACGACGCCATCGGCGCCTGGTATCAGCAGAACGGCCACACCTTCTGGGTCCTGACCTTCCCGACTGCAGACCGAACCTGGGTGTTCGACCTCGGCGAGAGCGTGGCGCAGGGCGAGCCGGTCTGGCACGAGCGCTGCTGGGTCGACGACTTCGGCGACGAGCACCGCATCCGGCCCAACAGCATGGCCTTCGCCTTCTCCACCATCGTGGTCGGGGATTGGCAGAACGGCAAGCTCTACGCCTGGGACCCGGACATCTACACCGATGATAGCCAGCGCATCGTCCGCAAGCGTGGGTTCGCCCACCTTGTCGCGGACGGCAACCTCGTCACCTATCAGCGCCTTGAAGCGAACATCGAGCCTGGCAACGCGCCGGGGCTGCTGACTGAGGATGCACCGGAAGTCTCCCTGGTCTGGTCCGACACCCGGGGGCAGTCCTGGGGCGATCCGATCCGGGCTCCCGTGGGCTCCGGAGGCCAGTACGACACTTACACCACCTTCTGGCAGCTCGGCTCGGCGCGCGACCGGGTGTTCGAACTGTTCTGGGACTTCCCCTACAAGACGTCGCTCACCGGCGCCTGGATTGACGCGGTTCCGGCGAAGACATGACCAACCAGGCCATCCCCTTCGTCGCCGGCCCGCTCGTCGACAAGGCCGGGAACATCACCTATCCCTGGTGGGCGTTCTTCCGGAGCATTCTGGACCGCACCGGCGGTCAGAGTGGGGTCGATTCCGGAGGCCTTGAGGTCCTGCAGCTGCTGCAGGCGAGCGCAGCCCAGAAGCCCCAGGCGCTGACGGCGCAGGACGAGGGCGCGCTGGTCTCCGGGGCCGTGGCGGTCCTCAATTTCACCGGGGCAGGCGTCACGGCGACGTTGACGGGCCCCGGCCTCGTCGCGGTCGACGTTCCGGGCGCTTCGGGCACCGTCACGTCGGTGGATATCGATTCACCCGGCGGGACGATCAACGTCGGCGGCGGTCCCATCATCACCGCGGGAACGTTGACCGTCGACCTGCCG